AGAAGAACACGCTAACGCTATAAAAATAGAATTAAAAAAAGATATGACAGACCTAAGAAATAGTCAATGGTCTTTAGAATCTAAAGTAGATACCAAGTTACAATCGGTAGATACCAAACTTACTAGCTACGATACAAAGCTAGATAGGTTTGAGATAAAAGTAGAGAAAACTAAAGTAGATATGGAAAACAGAATACAACAATCACTAGATAACCCACTAGCAAACTAAGGAGATAATATGCCATACGGAAAAGGTACATACGGTAAGAAAAGAGGTCGTCCACCAATGAAGAAAAAAGGGAAAAAGAAATAATGCCCGCTAAGAAAGACCCAAGATTGGCTAGAGCAGGTGTATCAGGGTTTAATAAACCTAAGCGTACACCTAGCCATAAAACTAAAAGCCACGTTGTAGTAGCTAAATCAGGAGGTCAAGTAAAAACAATTAGGTTCGGTCAACAAGGAAAAACTGGAGACAGAACTAATACTGCAAGGTCTAGGTCATTTAAAGCTAGACACGCTAAGAATATAGCTAAAGGACCAATGAGTGCTGCTTATTGGGCTAACAAGGTGAAGTGGTAATGGCTAAACGAGGACTATACGCAAACATTAATGCACGCAAAAAAGCTGGCACAAGCAGAAGTAAAAAGAAATCTACTATTAGTAAAAAGGCTTTTGCTAATATGAAAAAAGGTTTTCCTAAAAAGAGGAAGTAATTATGGATGATAATAGATTTCAATTGCAACTAGACAAACACGCAGGTCAAATAGCAAAGTTGTTTAGTAAGATTGATGATACTAATTCTAAGATACAAAAAATATTTAATATGCTTAATCAAATTAGATATTTCTTGTTAGGTGGTTTTGCTTACTTTTTAGCTTCTGAAGTAGGTATGTTTAATTTATTAAAGGTAGTAGTATGATAGCATTTTTAACAAACGTAGCGCCTATAGCTTTAGGCTTTGTTGCTAAGTTGTTTGCACTTAAGAGTCAAGCAGCAGCAGAAAATCAAAAGTTAATGCTGCAAAATCTACAAGCTCGTAATGATTCTATTAATATGGCAAGAGATAGGGCAGACAAAGAGAGCCCTATGGCTGCGCTTAACAGACGAGTCATTATATTTGTAATACTGGCTTTAATTATATTTACACAGATAGCTCCTGTATTCTTTGATGTTCCTACTATAGTTCCTACAGTTATAGAAGGTTTTAGCATACTAGGGTTTCAATTGACTCCTGATGTTATTGAGTATGTAAAAGTAGAAGCAGGTGCTGTACTCAAGATGGATGAAATATTTGGATGGGCTACAATGATTATAGAATTTTATTTTGGTGCTCAATTAGCCAAGGGGAAGTAAATGACATACAGAGAAATTATTAATAGTGTTTTAAGAAGGTTAAGAGAAGATACTATAGACTCTGACTGGTCAGGTAACTTATACGATTCTGTATCTGTGTCTGACTATCAAAAACTAATTGGAGAGTTAGTTAATGATTCTAAAAAGAATGTAGAGTCTTATCACGACTGGAACGCACTAAGAGAGACATTTAATATTAAAACACAATCAGGAAATATGCAATATACTTTAGGTGATGCTACTAGAGGTGCTGGCGTTTCTTTTAAGGTGTTAGATGTTATATGTCAAGATACTGGACAAGTATTGGAGCAAGTACCAAATGATTGGCTTAACGAAGCTGTATTTCCTTTATCTCAAGCAGCTAGTGGTAAGCCTACTAAATATGCTTTTAATGGAGTAGCTCAAGCAGGTGTAAATAGAGAACCTGATTTTAATATTGACTTTTATCCTGTCCCTGATTCTACACAGACTATATCTGTAAATATTGTCGGTGCTCAAAAAGAACTAGCTACAGCATCACAAGTATTAAGAGTTCCTTCACAGCCTGTGATTCTTGGAGCTTGGGCTAGAGCTATAGCAGAAAGAGGAGAGGACGGAGGAAGTATTTCTAGTGCTGTTGCTGCAGAAGCTAGAGACTCTTTAAACCTTGCGGTACAATTAGACGCAGGTAATATGGAATACGAAAGAGATTGGAAAGTAGTATAATATGGCATTAGAATCTAAGCAGATACAAGCTATACCTTTAGACACTATTGGTATTGACGGTATAGATACTCAGACAACTGCTACTGCACTCGGACCTAATTGGTTTACTAAGGCAGATAACATTGTCTATACTGAAGGCGGTAAAGTAGCTTTTCGTAAAGGTCTCAAACAAAAAACACTAAACGGAGGAGCTAAAATTGGTTCTTTGGTAGAGCATTATGATGGAACTAATTATAAAGTATTTGCCGGTGTAGGTACTAATATGTATGAGGTAGATTTATCAGATAAAGACAATGCGTGGATTAACGCTTTTGCTACTGGTGCTTCTTCTTCTGATTGGCAGTTTTCTAACTTTAATAATGAATTATTTGTATCTCAGTATGATTCAGATCCTTTAAGATATGCTAGTAGCACTTGGTCTAAATTAAAAGATACTTCAGGATATACAGCACCACACGGAATAACAACATTTGACCCTAGTTGTATGATGGGATTTTATGGTAGAATGTGGGCTGGAGGAATAACAGAAGAAGACGATGTACTGTTTTACTCTAAACTGTTAGACGGTCATAAATGGGGAGCTTCTGACGGTGGCGTTATAGATTTAAAATCTGTATGGGGTCACGACAGTATTGTAGCTATACACCCTTTTGCAGGTAAGTTAGTTATTTTTGGTAAAGAAAATATTGCTATATACAACGACCCTGACACAATAGCTAATATAGCACTAGATGAAGTAATTAGAGGAATAGGCTGTGTCTCTAGAGATTCTATACAAAGCATCGGAGATGATTTATACTTCTTGTCGGATACTGGTGTTAGGTCTTTATTTAGAACTACTCAGCTAGACAAACTACCTCTGACAGAAAAGTCTATAACAATTAAGGATGAGCTGATAGCTAACATTAATGGAAGTACAAATGTTAAGTCAGCATTTATGTTAAATGAGGGTCTATATTTACTTTCTTTTGTAGATAGAAATGTTACATATGTTTTTGACACTACATATAAGACATCTAAAGAAACTCCTAGAATAACTAAATGGCACTTTACAGACAGTAGAGAACCTGCTAGTATGTCTTACAC